GCGGCGTCTGCGGCACTGGGGGCATCGAGGTTACTGAGCCGCGAGACTTTGGGCACCTGCGGGAAGGATGGGACCAATGACCTTCACGCCCCTCCTCATCACGACCGTCTGTTACCTGGTGACGGCCGCCGGCTTCTACCGCGAGGGCAACGTCGGTCTTTCCGTCGCCTTCCTTGGCTACAGCTTCGCCAATTTCGGCTTCCTCTATATTTGCGTCGCCGGTCAACCCTGACTTTATGGAAAAATATAAAACGATGACACCCGAGATTGAGGCCATCGACAACGAGATTGCCCGACTCAAAGCCCTGCGCTCCACAATGATTGCCAAGGCTGCCAAGAAAAAGGCCGACGCCCTGTGCGCCGAGATGGCCGCTAAAAAGGCCCGCCGATGAACACCGCAACCGAGACGTTACGAATCGCCGCAGAGGCGGTCTGCGGAGATCGCAACCAAAGCTACGGCTGCCCGACTGATGGCTTCCGAACCCAAGCCGAGATGTTCAGCAGCTACCTCTCCCGGACCAACGGCGCCAACGTCTTGGTCACACCAAGCGACATCGCCGCGCTGATGATCTTGGTCAAAATCGCGCGCCAAGCGCACCGCCCCAAGGCGGACAACTGGATCGACGCGGCCGGCTACGCAGCGTGTGGCGCCCAGTGCGACGCGGCAAAATGAAATTCAAAGCGACAGTCAAAGGTATTGCGGCGCTAGGAGGCATTCGCCCCGGTAGTCACATAACCGCCTGCCCCGTAACCGCAACAAAAGCGGGGCCTGTCGCCCTCTCTCTATGACCATCTGGCCCACCAAAGACCGCGTCTACGTTGACGGCATCGACTGCCCCTGCCGCATCCAATACGGCGTCAACAACGGCGGGATGGAGAACGATTACATCACCGTCGCCCGCGAGGACAACGGCCGCTGGCTCACCGCCCGCATCGACCAGATCAGGTCGGCGCCGAATCCGACGTTGGATATTGAGGAACAACAATGAAATCCGACCAGCAATTTCTCGGCGACTTGAGCGCCAGTCGGCGGGCGGTCAACGACTTCGCCGACAAGCTGCGTCAGACCGGCATGCAAGTCTGGCTACCGCCGCAACGCACCCGCCCCGATGCTTCCGCGCGCGAGCAATACGCCGACAACGGCGACCTCATGGTGCAGGGCCGCGTCGAGCACAAGGTCCGCACCAACCTGCATTTCACCAACCGCGAAGACTACCCCTATCCCACGGTCATCGTGGACGAGGCTTACAAGGTCGATGCCAAGGCCGACACGCCGGTCTTGGCTTACGTCATCGAGAACGCCAACCGCACCGTGGCCGCCGTCGTCTATGGATGGACCCGCAAGCACTGGCAGGTCGAGGAGGTCTACGACCCGAGGCAAGGCCGCCGCTGCCGCAACTACACGGTGCCCAAGCAGCATGTGCGGTTCTGTGAGCCGCAGGAGGCATTCGCATGACTTTGCGCAAAGGAGAACAGGGGCCGCGATTACTGATCTGGGAAGGTCGGTGCGCCTCGCGCTGCGCCTGCCAATGCGCGGTGGCGGCACTGTGGAGTGCTGTCACCACTTTTTTAAGATGAGCACCAAACCCAAGTCCGCCGCCAGCCGCTTCACGCCGACCGCTCATCCGGTGATGCAGCTCCCGCCCAAGGAGACACTGCTCGCCATGGGACCGGAGAAGGGCTGGGAGCTAATGATGAAGCGGGAGGAGCTAATCCTCAAAGAGAAGGTAGACCCCTTCCGCTACGGCTATATCCCGCCGATATGGAAAGGCGCGTCTAGGTATCTTGAACAGCACCGCGAGCTGCTTGTCATGGGCGGCAACCGCTCCGGCAAGACGGAGTGGGCGGCGAGAGAAGTTGTCCGCCGGCTGTGGGAGAAGAAGCAATCCGTGGCGTGGTGCTTCCAAACCACGGCGCCGAACAGTATCGAAATGCAGCAGCCGCGAGTGTTCAAGTATCTCCCGAGCGAATGGCGAACGGCGCGGAAAGGAACCGTGACAAACATAACCTTTTCAGTGAAGGGGGGTTTTACAGAATCCAAGTTCGTCGCCCCCAACGGCAGCCAGTGCGTCTTTCGCAATTACTCGCAAGACATTTCCACCATCGAAGGCGGGGAGATTGACATAGCCTGGTGCGATGAGCTGGTGCCCATCGACTTTCTGGAAACCCTGCGCTTCCGTCTGCTCGACCGCAACGGTGTCCTCATCGTCACCTTCACGCCGATTGAAGGCTACAGTCCGGTGGTAAAAGATTACCTTACCGGTGCGCGGACGGTCACGGCCGTCGATGCTGAGTTGCTGCCCAAGTTTAAGGATGACAAGGGCGAGAAAATACTCACCGGATACGAGCAAGTTCCACTAATCCAACTCGGCCGCAAGGACCGCCCGATCATTTACTTCCACACCAAGGACAACCCCTGGGCCGGCTGGGAGCGCATGCAGACCGAGTTGCGCAACGAGACCAAGGAGAAGATCCTCTGCCGCGCCTACGGCGTCCCGACCCGCTCGATCAACAACCGCTTTCCCCTCTTCAACGACCGCGTTCACGTCATCAAGCACGATTGGATTCCGACCACCGGCACCCGCTACCAATTCATTGATCCCTGCTCCGGCCGCAACTGGGCCATGATCTGGGCCATCTTTGACTCAGCCAACCGTTGCTTCATCTACCGCGAATGGCCCTGCCCCGACGAGTATGTTGAAGGTGTCGGCTACCCTGGCATGTGGGCCGAACCGGACGGCAAGAAGGCCGATGGCCGCCAGGGCCCCGCGCAGAAGGACTTCGGCTTCGGCCTCTCCCGCTATGTTGAAGAGATCCGCAACGTGGAGAACGGCGAGAAAATCTTTGAGCGATGGATGGACAGCCGCTACGGCAACGCGCAGACCTTGGCCAAGGAACGGCCGACCACGTTGATCGAGGAGATGAGCGAGCTAGGCATGGACTTCACGGCAACCCCCGGCGACACGATTGATGAAGGCGTCAGCATGATTAACTCCTGGCTGCACTACGACCGCGACAAGCCGATCAGCGCGCTCAACCAGCCCAAGCTCTACATCAGCGAGAAGTGCAAGAACGTTATCTACTGCATGAAAGAATGGACCGGCAGTGACGGGGCCAAGGGAAGCTCCAAGGACTTCCCGGATTTGGTCAGATACTTGTGCCTCTCCGGCGTCAACAACGTCGAGGGCGACATCCTCATGGCGCGCGGCGGCGGGAGCTATTGATTTATGAAAACAAACAAAGCAGCCATGGCATGCAATAAACCCAAGCGCACGCCGAGTCACCCAACCAAGAGCCACGTTGTCAAAGCATGCGGCGACGACCTTCCGGTCGGCGGCAAGCTGATCCGCTTCGGCCAGCAAGGCGTCAAGGGCTCACCGGCCGGCAGCGCCCGCAACAAGTCCTTCAAAGCCCGCCATGCCAAGAACATCGCCAAGGGCAAAAGCAGCGCGGCCTATTGGGCGGCGACCACAAAGTGGTGAGCGACAAAGATTATTGCTGGTCCGAGCTAACGCGCAAAAACCCGCGCCTCTTGGACGATCCGCATTTCACGCCCTCCGGCATGCGCAAGTTCTTTGACCGCGTCTACGAAGCCGGCTGGAACGCTGGCTACAAGTCATCGCAAGCCGCACCCCAAGCCGGCGCCGACATCTTCACCACGTTCTTCGGGGCAACACGATGACCACCATCTCCCGCAACCAACCGCCGCCACCGGACGACCGGAAGGTCACGGCCAGGGGCGCCCCATTGTGCCAGGTATGCGAAAAGCCGCTTACGGTGAAATGGCTCGAAGATCCGCAGCTCGGCCCCTGCTGCATGGACTGCGCGCCGCACGTTATCGCGGCTGACAAGCTGCTCTACTTCACCAGATTCACATAAGAACACCCCCCTAAAACCCACGGATAGAAAACGCATTACATGTTCACAAGTATATTCAAAACACTCCTAACCAAAGTTAGGGCCATCCCCTTAGACCTCTACAAAGTCAGCGACGACTTCGACCCCGATGCCGCCCTAGCATTCAGCCGCGAGCAAGCCCCCCCGAGTTACTTGGCGGTAATGACAACCCTGCAAGACCGCATCGCCGATGCCGTCCTGCTGGTCAGCGCCATGGCGACATCGAAGGAGCCGGGCTTTGTCGCCCACGCCGCTGGCCAACTAAATGCCCTGCAGGAGCTGTGGGACGACTTAGAGCAGCGCAGGGCCGAGGCGGCCAAGCTGTAGGTTCCCGCTCGGGTATAAAAAGCCGCCGCCCGACCGCTTTATACCATGTCGGGTATAGCCGACATCCCGCTCGGGAACGCAACGCTACACCGGTCACGCTACACCATCAATCCACTGTTTGATTTACAACCCCCAGATGAACTCTCAGTCGATCTCCGGCCGCCAGCACAAACAGCATACCCTTTAAGCCATTCTCGCCAAATGTCCTCGGAAGCCATTTGCAAGCAATGCGCATCATTCCCCCCAAAGATCCCAAAAGCATCTTCCGCCCCAATCCCCTGCCATTCGCCATTCCCGAATAGCGAATAAATTCACATTGTAAAACATTCCCCTTGCGGTGTGTGCGGTTGTGTGCTATTAGTAAGCGGAAGTGAGGCCCCGCGCCTCCTTCTACGGTCCTGCGCGCCGTTCCCCAAAATGCGCTGGCGCACCACTTGAGGGGTTTTTCCTTATGGCAACAGACACGACGACCGACACGGTCGCAGCGAAAGCAGACGACGTTGATGTAGTTTCTATGGCTTTGGCCGATCTGGGCATCCCGCCCGCACCGGCCCCCGAGCCAGAGGACGAAACGGAGTCTGAGGAAACGATCTCTGACAATTCTGACGAAACAGAGGACACCGAGGAGAAATCCGAAGAGTCCGGTGAAGATCCCGTCACTGAACCCGAGGACAGCGAGGAGGACGAGCCGGCCGATACAGAAGCCGGCGCCGAGGCCCCGAAGGACAAGGTTCAGAAGCGGATCGACAAGTTGGTCGCCAAGCAGCGTGAGTCCGAAGAGCGGGCCACCGCCGTCTCGGCCGAACTAGAACAGCTAAAAGCCGCCAGGGCGGAACTAGAGGCCCAGCTTAACCAGACCAGCCGCCCCATCCTCTCTCCGTCCGCCGACAATCCGTTGGCCGACGTTGATGGTGAAGAGGTCTTGGAGCAGCGCGTGCAGAACGCTCAAGCGGTAAGACGCTGGGCCCTGCAACATAGCGACGGCACCACGATCAAGAAACCGGATGGTTCGGAGCAGTTCATTAGCGGCGACGAGGTGAAAGATTACCTTATCAAAGCCGATGACATCCTCACCGTGCATGCGCCAGCGCGCAGGGCGTGGCTCTCGCAAAGAGCCCCTGCCGTCGAGGCGGCGAAGTCCATCTTCCCCGACCTCTTCAAGTCCGGCACGGACCTCAACAAAGCCTACCAGGCTACGGTCAAGTCGGCCCCGGAACTGTTGCGCATCCCGCAGCATGAATACTGGATCGGCCTCGCCCTCTACGGAGAGCAAGCCCTCATGGCCTCGCAAAAGGCCAAGGAGGCCAAGGCCGCCGCCGAGAAAAAGGTTTCGTCAAAGAAGTCAGAATCTAAGCCCCCATCCGCTGTGAAGCCGGTCAGCACGTCTAAGTCTGCCACCAAAGGCAGCTCTGCTGCAAAAAACCGCATCCTGTCAGGAGATGTTTCAATGGACGCCATTGAGGCATTCGTCTCCGAGGGACTGCTCTAAACCGCAATCACTACTTAGAAAATTCACAACACTATGTCCCAAGGACTTGTTCACCCCGCAGTTGGTCTTCGTGAAGACCTGGCTGACGTTATCTCGGTTGTAGACGCAAAAAACACGCCTGTAAGTTCTATGGCGAAGAAGGGCCAAGATTTATCTAATGGCTCAGTTTTTTCGTGGCAAGCCGACAGCTACAACGACCCGTCGTTCGGCGGCGTCCTCACCAACGCCGATGTCAGCACCTTCGCTGATCCGGCCGCTAACCGCGCCCTCCTCTCTGGCCGCGCCCAGAAGTTCCGCCGTTCCATCAAGGTCGATGACTTTGCCCAGAACGTCGATAACATCGCCGGCGTTGGTAAGAAAAAGGAAATGGCCCGTGGCGTTTCCCGCTCGTTGGTTGAAATCGCCCGTGACTTGGAATCCGCCATTTGTTCCGACAATGACTCGCAAGAGCAGACCGGCGCAACGCCGTTCAAGACTCGCGGCCTCGGCAGTTGGGTAAACAGCGCCGCGCAAAGCGATTTGCCCGTGCCGGCCAACTTCCGCACCCCGGCCGCCAGCATCAACAACACCAACCTCGCCGCCCTCACCGAAGCCAACGTGCAGAGCATGCTCCAGTCGATCTACACGGTCACTGGCCAGATCAGCACGATGGTCCTGGTTTGCGGACCCGAGCTGAAGCGCAAGTTCACCGAGTTCACACGCTTCGCCACCGGCGCTGACTCCGCGCAAGAGTTGTCCATCCGCACGTTCACCCAGCCTACAGAGGCCCGGAAGATCACTGCGAAGGTGGACACCTTTGAAGGTGACTTCGGCACAATTAGCCTGTTGCCATCACTGTTCAACGCGAAGGACCAGAACGAAGCCACCCAGCTTCGCCGTGGCTACCTGCTGGACCCGAACATGATCGAGTTGCGTTACGGCCGTCGCCCCCGCTTCCAAGAGCTGGAAGACCAAGGCGGCGGACCTCGCGGCCTCATCGACGCCATCTGCGCGCTCGTTTGCTGGAATCCGAAGTCCCTCGGTAAGTTCCACGCGACTTCCTAGTAACACCTAACAAGGAGAAATAATTACCATGCAAGTCTACGAACTGCCCAACGAAACCAAAGCCGCAACCGGCTACACCCACAAGGCCATTGTCACGCACGCTGATCTCACCGAGACCACTGCGGCAACAGCTCAAAACCTAACGCTACTGTCGCTTGCGGCGGGAGATGTCGTGCAAAACGCAGCGTTCAAGCTGGTCACCAGCTTTGCTGACGCGGCCGACAGCGCCAACAACACAACGACCATGACTCTTAGCGGAGCCGGTTCTGCGGTTGTGGCCGCCATGCAGGCAAACGCCAACGGCACTCCGGTGCTGTATAAAGCGTTCACCGCTACCTCGCCGGTCACGGTCGCCAGTGGCACCAGCACCGTGCAGCTCACCGTTGGCACCCCTGCGGCGACCAAAACGCTTGCCGCGCTTACCACCGGAGAACTGCATGTGTTCTTCGCCGTGAACAAGCTGGCGAACCTCTAAGACAAATGTCTTAACACTCTGTCGTCCGCTTCACGGCGGACGGCAGCAGTTAGGATGTCAAATAGTCTCTGGTCAGAATTTGTCACCGATCTCGGCGACGATCTGGCTCACGCAGTTAAGGAAGAATTGCTTACTGGATGGAACGCCTCGGCGGTCCTCTCCGGTGTGCGACAAAGCCGGATCGCTGAAGCCAACGCTCGTTTGGAGCATTGTGCCATCGAAGGCGTAGGGCAGCACACCATGAGCGTGGACGCCGATGTCTGGCATTCATGGCACGCCGCCGAGAATGGATGCTGGCACGACAAAGGCTTCCGCGACTGGTTCGCCAAGAAGCATCCCGAAACCACCGTTCCCTACACCCCTCGCAAAACCATGGTCGGCTACCGCCCCTCCGAAATAACCGGCATCTGTCCATGATCGAATCCCCCGACCGCGAAAAGATCAGCGAGATCCTGTCCGACATCGACCAGGCCGATGCGGACGGTAGCCAATACGTTCAGCGTAAACTCCGCAACTGGAACACCCGATATTGTGTGTGGCCGGGACAGTCAGAGGATGGCCGCAAACACGCCGGCGCCATGGGCCGCCAGCCCTGGCCTTGGCCCGGCGCGGCTGATTGTCGTGTGCGATTGGCCGACAATATCATTCGGGACCATTGCGCTATCTTGACAAACGCATTCTTCAAGAGCCGCGTGCAGGTCCAGCCGGTGGAGAGCATGGACGCGGCGAAGCGCAACGCCGCCGAGACGGTGCTCAAGTGGCTTCTCTTCCAGCACTGCCTAGACGACCTCCGCCGCGAGATCCGCTTGGCCACCGAGTTCCGCGAGACCTACGGACTCTCGATCATGGCGATTGATTGGCAGCAGACGACCCGCACCGAGATCAAGCGGTTCACTATTGAGGAAGCCCAGATGATGGTGGAGGAGTCGCAAGACCCCAACCTCGCCGCCCTCTTGGAGATCGTCATGGACCCGCTGCAAGAGGAGACCGCCGCCGAGTTGCTCGGCCAAGTCGTGCCCGAGTTGGGCAAGGTTTCCAAGGTCCGCGCCCTGCGCGACAAAGGCGAAGTCGAATGGGAGAGCCCCTACATTTTTGAATCAAAGCCCGTCTGGACCGCCCTTGAGGCTTGGGAGGATGTCATCTTCCCCATCCAGACCTTCTCTCTCCAGCGCGCCGCGTTCGTTGCCCGCAGAGAATTACTCAATGAAGTGGAGTTGCGCGAGCGGGCCGCTGTCGAGGGATGGGACGAGGATTGGGTTGAGGAAGCCGTCAAGCACAAGGGCCAGCTCAAGCGCATCCATCTTAACCTCCACCGCACCGACCAGTTCCTCTTTGAGCAACTGCGCGACTTGATTGAAATTTGGCACGTCTTCCGCAAGGAGAACGACCCCAAGACCGACGCCATCCGCGTCACGCGCTCCGTCATCAGCTACCACATCCCCGACAAGGCCGCCATCCATGAGCTACTGCCCTACGCGCACGGCATGTATCCCTTTGTCGAGATGCCCCGCGAGCGCAGCACCCGCCCTCTCTTGGAGAGCCGTGGCATCCCCGAGCTAGTCCAGACCGCGCAGGAAGAAATCAAGATCCAACGCGACTACCGCGCCGACCGCGCCTCGATCAGTATTCTCCCGCCCGTCCGCGTGCCAGCCAACCGGGGCAAGTTTGACTTGGTCATGGGGCCCGGCGTCCAAATCCCCGAGCGTCGGCCTAACGAGATCGGCTGGATGGACCCGCCCCGCCCCGACTCCGGCAGCATTGAAGTGGAGAACGCCACCCGCTTTGACGTGAACAACTATTTCGGCCGCATGGCAGACGGTGTCCCGCCGCAGATGTCCATGATCCATACCCAAGAGATGATCGACAGCTACCTCTTGGACATGAAGCTCTGCGTGATCCAGACCATGGCGCTGGCCCAGCAGTATATGACGCCCGAAGAAGTTTCCCGCGTCACCGGCAACGCCTCGCTGGCTTTCAGCGCAAGCCCACAAGACATCCGTGGGCGATTTGACATCACCGCCGAGTTTGACGCGCGGCTTTTGGACAGCGAGGCACTAGGCGCCAAGCTCGACTACTTGGCCAAGGTCTTGGTTCCCCTCGACAGCTTTGGGGTCATCGACCGGGCGGGCCTGGTCAAATACATGTTCCAAGCCGTCGATCCCAATATGGCGAGCATGCTGGTCCAAGACATCGGCGCCGCGACCCAGCAGGAGATCGAAGACGAGCAGGGCGCCTTTGCCAAGATCGCCGCCGGCACCGAGCCCCCGATGAAAGAAGGCGGCCAAAACGCCCAGGTCCGCTTGCAGACGCTCCAGCAAATCATCCAAAGCAACCCGGCCGTCTCCCAGCGTTACCAGCAGGACGAAATCTTCCGCCGCATGTTGGACGCCCGCATGCAGGCATTCAACTTCCAGCTCCAGCAGAGCCAAAACGCCGTCATCGGCCGGGTCGGCGCGCAGCCCGCGCTCCAGCAGATGGCGCAGGAGCAACAACTCGGAGGTCCGCAAGCAGCGGCATAACTTATGGCAGCTTTCCCCAACGTCTCCGTCCGCAACCTCGCCGGGTTTAACATCCCGCAGTTCAGCTCCATCGACCTTGACTACGTCGGCACCACGAACAACCTCTCCACGGTCATCTACAGGGAAGGCGCCACCACAGTCGCCACCCTGACCTTCACCTACGTTGGCGGCACGCCCAGCGCAGACGACGCCAAGCTCGACACCGTGACCCGCAGCTAACATGGCCGTTAAGTTCAATCCCTTCACCGGCTCCCTCCAGCTTGACGAAGTCGGCTCGGGCGGCGGCGGCTCGTCGTATCTGGATGGCGAGGTCGCCACCTACGCCGACCTCAGTCTTGACGCCGGCGTTGCCCCGCTCAACACCGCCTGGCTCGTCCGCACAGCCTCCGGTGTCTGGCCGGTCAGCCGCAAGCAGGCTGGTATCTACATTCGCACGGCAACCGGCGGCAGCAACAGGGACGCCGACTACACATACGCTGGCACCATGCCGGATGTTTTCTCAGACGCGAACTTCACGGTCTATGACGACGCTGACAGCACCAAGAACCTCCAGTTCCAACTCTCCGGCATCACCACCAACACCACCCGCACGTTAACTGTCCCCGACGCCTCCGGCACGCTGGGCTGGCTGCAATCCGTGAGCAGCATCACCGTTTCGGGCGGCCATCAACTGACCGCCGCACGCAATCAAAGGGTGCTGGTCAACGACACTACGGGCGGCTCCGGCGGCGCCGTCTACCTACCAGCCACCGGCAACGCCGAAGGCGACCGCCTTGAGGTGGCTTGCGTTGGCTTCACCGGCGGAACGCTTAATGTCCGCACAGGCCCGTATAATTACGCAGTCAATGCGTCGATGGGCCTCAACCAGCAGCGCACTTTTATCTACACCTCTGGCGCGTGGACCGTGCAATCATCGGTAGAGAGCCACACGCACAACGGCATTTGGCCTACTCCTGCTTTTCCTTCGTCGTCTTTTCGCGTTACTGAGCCAGCCGCGTTTGGAACCACAAACAGCCTCGCTTTTAATTTGTCGGGCTTAACCAACGGCGCCATCCGCACGCTGACCGTCGCCGACCGCTCCGGCGTCAACGTCGTCAGCGACACCTCCGCAGGCACCGGCAGCGATGTGGTCAACAACATCGTCTCTCTCACGCAAGCCGAATACAACGCCATCGGAAGTCCCGACGCCGCCACGCTTTTCCTCATCACCGATCCGTAAGCCATGGCACTTCTTCAAAAAGGTTATTTGGGGGCCACGCCGCTCTTCCGCAATGAAGACTGGTTTGAGGACGGTTCGCCAAACCTTGTTGACGTCTCATCTTCTGTGATCCTCACTGCCGACACCGTCGCTCATACCAAGGGCGCGTGGTCGCAGGTGATCGCCAGCACTTCGGCGGACGTTTCGTTTCTCTGGGTGCGTGCCAGCGCCTTTGATGCTGACGCCACCAATGTCGCTTCGCTTCTTGATCTCGGCACGGGAGCCAGCGGCAGCGAGGCCGCGTTCGCCTCTAACATCGCCGTGGGCGGCGCATCGGGTGTCGGCTCCGCTGGCTTGCAGGCCATCATTTTCGGCGTTCCTGTTAAAATTGCCAGCGGCACACGCATCGCGGCACGAATGCAATCAGTTGTAACGGGCGGAAGAACAGGGCGAGTAGAAATTTTTGCTATGAACGCTGGCGATTATACCACTGCGCCGACCACCGTGGATGTCATCGGCACCGACACGGCAACCAGCCAAGGCACCAGCTTTAGCGGGGCGAGCGGAACGTGGGTCCAAGGAATCGCCAGCACATCGCAAGCCTACCGCGCCATCGGAGTTGTTTTGTCCACGCATGACACCAACATTGGCAACTTTAACAACGCGCAATTTGAGATGGGCGTTGGAGCCAGCGGCAGCGAAGTCGCATTTGGCTCGTTGCGCTACAATTTCAACGGCAACGAGCGTCTTGGCATCACCGCGCCGTTCACCTTCCTTTTTGGCCGCAACATCCCCGCAGGCAGCCGCCTCGCGGTGAAGCACTCATTCACGTCTAACCCCGAACGCCAAGGCTTCACCCTCATTGGCATCCCTTAATCATGCAAAACTGGCACCTCCTCTTTAATTCCACGACAGGCGCAAGCGTCAGCATCGGCACCGTGATTGCCGACCCGCTCCCCGAAGGCATCACCGCGCTCCGGCTCACCGACGAGCAAGGCGAAGGATTGCAAAACGGCAGCCTCAAGTGGGACGAGCAGACGCGCACCTTGGTGCCTACGCCGCCGACTGCTGTGACGGCGGAGGAACACCTTGAGTCTGTCGGCCTTGGCGGCAACCGCCAGCCAACCTTGCTCTACTTGCGGCAGGCCGGAGCGGTCAGCGCGAAGCTCGATGCGACTGAAGCATTTCTTAACCAAGTCCTCGGAATGTTCGCGCAAGACCCGTCGCCGAGATCCGACTGGCCGGCGCCCAGCTACACCTTTGAGGAAACAGTCACCCAAGCCGTCAGCTCTCTCGCCCCGTGAAAACCGTAACCGTCAGCAGCATCATCACCAACGCCGCCTCCCGCGCCGGCCTGGACGGCAGTTCCATCGACAACCTGCCGACGACCGCCAAGACGATCATGGTGGACAACCTTTCCATGCACCTGAGGGATGCTTGGGAATTTTACGATTGGCCCGATTTGACTCGCGTGGAAAAACGCACCACGCAGACCGGCCCGGACGACGACATCTACCTCGACCTGGCGCAAGTCCTCAAGACCGAGATTGGCGACATCTTCAGCGTCTATCAAGACAATCCCAACACCAACGCCGCCCCGAGAGAAATCGCATTCTCCCTCGACCTCGACAAAATCCGCCTGCCCTCCGACTGCCCGGACACGGTGTATGTCAAATTCCGCCTGCCATCCCCCGACATCTCCCCGGTGCTGGCCACCGCCCTCGCGCAGACCGTCCCGCAGCTTCTCGCCGACTACTGCAAGTTCTCCCTGACCGGCGACCTCTTAACGGAGGACGGCCAGCTCGACAAGGCGCAGGTCATGTATGGGCGGGCCGAACTGAGCCTGGTCAAAGAGACCGAGAAATTTACCTACCAGCAAAAGCAGGTCCGCCGGTGGACCGCGCAAGTTTCACAATACTAACCAACTACTAAAACCTATGGGCCTCCCTAACGCACGCATCACCAACCGCACCAGCGGATCACAACTCATCACCGGCACCGGCCAAGTCACCGGCGAATTTGTCAGCATCGACAGCCTCGACAACGCGACCAAGTTTGAAGTCTTGACCGGCAACGGCACCGGCATCGCCAACGCCACGGCTGGCAGCGCCGTTGTCATCCCGATTGGCACGACCATCGACGGCAACTTCAGCGCCATCAAGCTACACGCCGGCAGCGTCATCGCTTACAAGAAATAATGCCATGAGCTTCATGCAGCAGCACTTCACGACCGTCGAGCGCGGCGCCATCGGAACCTTCGCCAGCATCGGCTCGGCCGCCGTCTCGATGGTCTCGCAACTTGAAGTCTATCTGCGTGTGGCTGGTCTCTGCATCGGTCTTGCGGTCGGCGTTGTCACACTACTTTCGGTCCTTCACGACCTACGGAGAAAACAAAAGGAGCACAAATAATATGAGAAACTGGAAAACATCGGCGCTCGGCGCCATCACCATCCTGATCGCCCTGCTGACTGGGGCCAAGGAATACATCTCAACCGACAGCCTGCCGGATCTCGGCCTTATCGCTGCGTCCATCGTGGCCGGCTGGGGGTTGATCACCGCCAAAGATAATGACGCCCGCCTCTAAGCTCGCCGCTGCCGTGCTCATTGGCCTCGCTGTCCTGCTTGTCGCAGGCTGCGAGACCGTGCGCTTCGGCGTCTCGGCGACCCATGAAGGCAGCACCATCACGGCAAGCTACGGCGACGGCAAGACCATCATCGAGGCCGCCCAAGACGGCAGCAAGGTCGGCTTAAACTTCAGACGATAATGTTCAAGTGGATACTGAGACTATTTGGCAGCAAGTCCGCCGCTACCCCAGCGCCGGCCTCGCCGAATTTGCCCTCCGTTGCCACAACGAGCTTCACCGTCGCGCCGCCGCTGACGAGCTTCGACGAGCGGAAGGTCTACACGCCGAACAAGGGCAACCAGGCG